TACTCCGAGGACGGCAAAGCTGGTGTTACCAGCATCAATGTATGTGACATTCGTGATATCAGATTAACCTATGCTCCTGGACAGGACTTTGAAGTTATAAGAGATATCAAGGATTTCAGATAAGGGGTGATTGCGATGGCCAAGTTCTACAATGCTGATGGCACTATCACATCTACCGATAAAATCCTTGACGAATACTATAAAAGGAAAGGTACACCGATGGACTATAATGACTATCTCGGCAGTGATGCACTTGAAGAGACTTCCAAAGATACAGGTTCTTGGAAGAAGGTAATCACTGGTACAAAAAGAAACAGCGACGGTACACCGAATATGGGTGACGTATCAGACGGCTACCATACATTCGATGAACTCTACGAACACAGAAGCATTCTGTTCTTAGCATTACTGCGTTCTATACAGGATGTAAATGAGTTCGCTGAGTATGAAAGCCTTCATATTTCTGCACATCCATGGTACTCTAAACAGCATGAAGATGGAACTATGTTTCCTGGAATGTTCATTGCTGGTATGAGTACTGATTATGGAAGTGTAACATATCACTTCGATGAAAAGTATCTCCCCTTATTCGAAAAGGCTGAGATTGAGTACTTGGAGAGAGCACCTAAATGGGACGGCCACACTCCACAGGATGGACTTGAAGTTATAAAGTCTCTATTCTGCGGAAACGAGTAACTAAGAGAGGTTAGTTGTATGGGAATGTATACCGAAGCAGAGATTTCTGCTACTTTAAGACACATAGATGACGAGCTGCACAATATCAATCTCAATCTTATAGAGTTGATCAAGGCGGTTCGTTCTATAAATGAAACTAAGAAAGAGGTAAACGCACATGAATAAGAACAACATTTCACCCACAGGCATCATGGCAACTTTTGCCAACATTGTCTCCTTTCTCATAGGAGCATACAACAAGGATAACGAATTCGACGTTAAGAAGGACTTCGTTGACCAGGTCAAGGGATACAAGAACTTTCTTGCAGATCAGAACTGGGATGCTACTACTCTTACTGCTGAAGAGATCACTGCATTCGGCGGTCTCAGAATAAAACCAGAGGAAGATCTCTTCTTTATTCCTCCTTGGCTCGTAGAGTTCCTTCCTGAGGACTTCCAGCTTATTGACATAGAGCTTGGTACAAACGCTCATGTCGTAGTAAAGGATATAGACAGGGAAAAGCTCTGGAGCACGGATACAAACGACTACGGTGTCACCAAGTATGCTATTCAGGCAGTCTCAGAGTCTGACTTTAAGTCAAATAAGGGACTTATGTTCTCTGAAGCTCTTAAGCTGATCACTGATCCTAATAAGGATGGTATGATTATGAGACTTCCTAACTGGCAGCCCGATGTGTTCATCAAGACTCAGTGGCCTGATGAGAACAGTAAGATGACTCATCCTTACCTTTACGTAACCAGCAGATTCGGCTGTGTTCCGTGGAAGGAAACTGTACCTGAGATGTTCAGCTGTAAGTGGGAAGTATATCAGGAGGACTACTATAACGAAGTAGTAGAAGAGATGAAGAAGCAGAAGGAAGAGCTCTTCCAGAAGGCTGTACAGCAGAACTTAGCAGCTAACGGTGGTAGGGGTGTAAACGTAGAGCAGATCGGAAAGGATCTTCTTGAGGGACTCATGAAGCCTGAAGAAAAGAACGACGGCAGCGAGTGTGATGCTGAAATCGATGCTACTCATCCTGAACAGCTTGAGGAAGTAGATAAATGAATAGAAGAACTGGAGTCAAGATTCGCTAAACAAGAGAGTATCGTGACTAACCAGTTTGAGGAAGACTTCTTCTATCCAAGCTTCGACAGTGAAATTACTTCACAGTTCATCTGACAAAAAACAAATATGGGAGGGCGCTTATGCACCCTCCCATATTTGTTTACTGCATAGCAATAATGTGGTTCTTAACCACGATGTGGTTAGAACAGATCTTATCGAATCCCTCGTTGTGAGAGATTACCATAAGCGTGCTATGACACTCACGGTTGATAAGATCAATAGCTCTATTTCTGTTTCTCTCATCGAGGTTTGACGTAACCTCGTCCAAGATGAAGATCTTGTTTGGGTTACGTCTCATCTCGACTATTGTCCTTGCAAGCAGCACGCGCTGCTTGAGACCTGTTGAAAGCTTGAAGCCCTTTGATCCAACAGGGCAGTCGAGAAGCTTATCGATCTCTACTGGAACGCCTTCAACTCTGAAAGCGTTTCTAAGATCGTTAAGCATATCGAGTTCCTTAAAGATCTTGATGATCTCTTCATCAGTAACAGTCTCGTCATCAAATGTAACATTGTTTCTGAGACTATCATTCAGAAGAGTTGTCTCCTGGAATACATAGTATGTATCCAGATTTTCTGGGAGACCAAAGATCTCTTCAGACTTAATCGCACCAGCGATCAAGTTTCCGAAACTTGACTTGCCCTCACCAGACGCACCAGTGATAAGATATCTTTCACAGCGTCTGATACTGATGTTGTTCACGGTGAACTGAGCGCTGTCCTTCCCATAATCGAAAGAGCCAGATACTGTGAACTGAGAAGGCATAGAAATCTTCTCATCGTTATCGTTGCCTTCGAGAGCTTCAATCTGCTTGGTAGCAGCCTTAATCTTCGAAGTGTATGCAACGATATCGATGCACTTGAAGATTGCATTGTAGATTACATATTCGTTAATGAATACATAACCTAAAGTCTCCTTGTCCCATCTAAAGAAGTATGCAATGAAGCATACAGGGATATAAGAGACAGCCTGGCACAGACCGAACCAAGCTCTCTTCTTGATATTGGTACTGTACTTGTACGAGTCATCTGCTGCGTCAGCGACTCTGTTAAATAAGTAAGAGAACTTACTAGCGTACTTGAGAGTAAGTAAGTTCTCAAGACCATCAACAAGAACCGACTCCAGCTTAGCAGCAGCCTCGTGTTCGTTCTCGTTGAACTTGAACTTTTCGTTGCCCCATAAGTACATAGCAGAGCTAAGTACGAAGCAGCTGAAAAGGATGACTATAGATGCAATGGAAGTACGGATCTTCCATATCATAATAGCCATAGGAAGAATACAACTGAAACAGGATACGATAGTCACGTATCTCTGTCCAGTGTATTCAGAGATCTTATTGATACTGTCGATGATAGTACCAACAGAGATCTTATTGATACTCTTAGTCTCAGACCAAGCCGACTTCTCAGTCAGTCTTGTCTTAAGATCAAAGTATACTGTTGAGCTAGCCTTACGACCAGCTGCATCTCTCGCTGTATCGAGAACGGCGAAAGCTACATTGCAGATGATGAGACCGATAAACAGTCTCTCACTGAATCCATTAGCAATGAGCTTTGAAATCACAGTAGCGTTGGCAGTGTTCTGCAAGCCAACAAGGATGGTGAGGACCACCATTAAGATGGTCAGCATAGTTACTTTCTTCTTCATATAAAGGCCTCCTTTCAACCTCAGTCAAATTTGTTATTAGAAGAATGATTATAACTACCTATATAGTATACAGCCCAAAAGCAGTAAGATGACGGGAGCACTTAAGCTCCCGTCTCTCTTAGTAGTCATAGTAGAAGTCGTCTTCTTCATCATCATCCACACTGCTGTATGGATCATTCATATCCTTATAGAACTGGTCTATAGTACTAAGCATACTATACTGATTTGCAGGATCCTCCAACTCCTCTATAGGCTTGTTAAACTTCTGGCTGTATGCCTTTCTACCTACTGGAGTAGAGAGAATCTTCTGAAGAGCCTCTTGGTCTTCTTGTCTCTGCTGCTCTAACCAGTCCTTATAGAGCATAGTACCATCATCCAGATCCTTAAGCTGCTGCTCTACTCTACCATGCATACCCTCAAGGTCACTAGAGATATTGATTCCCTCTGTAGCCTCGAAGCTCTGGAAGATAGGCTCTTCAGCTTCATGCTGTTCTGTCTGAAGGTTAGGTATTCTAATACCCCAGTTCTCTGTAACATTCTTACCATAGTATAGTGGATAGAGTGAAAGGAGGTAAGAGAATACTGCATCATCGTGGCTCTGAGCAGAGTGGTCGATTCTACCAGTCTTCTTAACCTCAAGGTTCTTCAGCTCTTCATATATGATAGGAGATACGAACTTGTCCTTATGGTCTTCCATTCTAAGCATGAGAAGATCCATGAGCTGTTCTCTAACCATCTTGGTGTTGTCGAGTCCATAGACTCTAGTGAGCTGTTTCTTACGATTGATATGTACTCCGTCATACTTCTCTTCTATAGTCCTCTCCTTAATCTCATAGTAGAGATTAGACTTTATCTTAGACTTGAGAAGCTTTGCTAGTACGCCTGTACCTACACCATTACGCTCAACCACTACCAGAGCATTTGGTATCCAGTTGGTTACCACATCATAGATGACTCTAGCGAAGTCAATAGTGGAGATATAGTTACAGTTGAAGTCTGCCATAAGCTTAGACGTTGTAGAGTCTGTTATACTCATAGCAGATGAGTCTTTATTGTAACCAGCAGCAACGTCACATCCAACGATAGGAGCAATACCTGGTCTGAGCTCTTCATATACATTGAGAAGGAATGCTCCGACATAGACTTGCTTCTTAGGCTGCTTAACGAATCTACCAACGATATCGAGCTGTTCTTTTGTGAACGGAGAGTTCTCTGCAGACATAGCCCACTCAAGAAGGAACTCTCGACGGATGTCTGTCCACTTGTACTCTTGTTCACGGCAACGATCTTTGAACCACTCTTCTGAATAACCAAGCTGCTGATAAGTAGTCTTGATATGTACGAAGATGCTCTTCTCGTTGGAGTTGAGTATATTGGTAAGCTCTTGGAGTGAAAGGTCATACCAGAGTTCTGAGAACGGAGTCATGTTGCTTCTCATATCATACATATACTTACCAAACTCATCAGAGATGAATCCTGGTGTAGATGTCAGACAGAGACCATGAGGAGCTCCATTATCACGACAGTTTCTGAAGGCTCTAGTCATGGCAGGCATAGCATTAGAGAGTGACTCTCCAAGGAATGGGAAGAATGCAGACTCGTCGAGCCAACAGTTAGTGATAGTACGACCTCTGAGGAGGGAGATAGCAGCAGTCTTAGAGGTTGCTCTGGCGAGTGCTTCTATCTTGTTGAAGTTGATAGGATGCTGTACATAAGATACAGTATTACGAGCCTTAAGCTTCTTACCATTCTGACCAAATGCCTGGTCGAATCTAAGGTAAGATGGCAGAGCCTGTATAATCTTCTTCATATCGTCAAGGTTTCTCTTAGCATCGTCCAGCTTCTTATTGAGGAAGACCATGTTAGCGTTTCGAGAACCGAAGTTGTATACCCATGAATACCATACTTCACATCCTACTGTTTTACCAGTCTGACGAGGCTGTTCATGATATACGTTAAGAGACAATGTAAAGCAGAAGTTAAGGGCTAGGTTTCCTCTGTCAAGTTTATACCTGACGTAAGGTCCACCCTGGCTCTGTACTCTAACGACTTCTCTGATATAATAGAAGAAGTTACGTTGACACTCTATAAAGATCTTCTGCTTCATGAACAGAGGAAGCTTAGGATCATAGGGATCTACATTAGCAAGATCCTTATCAAAGAGTATAAGGAAGAACTTGTTGTTCTTGATTCCTATAGCTTTCAGGTAGTAGTGCATATCCAGAAAGCTTTGGTTCTTAGTATTCATTTGAAAGTAGACAGTAGACCTTTGTCCTGTAAGAGGATCAGTCATCACATTCTTATTCTGACTAGGTGGGACAAAGGGTATAGTCTTCTTAGCTTTCATTTGCGAAGGATCAATGTATTGATTAGTCTGAACCGTTCCATCGTAGAAGATCTCTGACTGATTAGACCCAGTATAAGTACGGTCTTCTTTAGCGGTCTCTTCTTCAAGAACGAGTTCGATTGTACTTGCCATAGTAACACCTCTTTCTGTAGTTTGATACAGTGGGCTCAATAGCCCTCTTTACGGAGATGTTCGGCAAGAAAAAATAACCCGCTGTTTCTTCGCGAGCTAGGCAGTATGCCATGTGGAATAATCAAGGGAACCACATGTTTTACCGCATACTGCCTATTATGCCCGAGCGAATGCCAGATCTAATCTGGCGGAAATGAGACTACTATGATATGCATAGCAGGACGTTATAGTTCTTTAAGGGGTTTAACGTCCTTGTGCCTCGCCCCAGAAGTTTACTTGATGCTTTCTCTTTCCCACTCTTCTTTGAAAAGGTAATCGGCAACGTTAGTTGTTATGGTCGATAAGACAGCTATATCGCCGTCGTAATTGTAGATGATGATATCGGGGAAAGTACAATCAGCGAGATATGAAACAGCGCCATATAACGTTATAGCAGCTTTGCGGTTAAAGTGTTCAATCTGCCATACTTTATTAAGTAACACATCGTTGAAATACCACTCATCAAACTTTATGCTGTTTATCCACTCAGAATATTCCTTGTTTCTATTAGCGATATAGCTGATGAGGTAGTCGAGTTCCGCTTCATAGTCGCAGCATATGAACACAATAGACGATAATGCAACATAGCTGTTTCCAGACTTTACAGACTCTACGAATGTCGTAACAGCATTCGTGAATCTTCTCGAATCTAAACAGCTCTCTGCTTCAAGAATGCCTGCTACAAGCATCTCACCATACTTGTTTTTAGACACAACAAGATCTGACAGCTTTCTGCATATGTCTCCAGTTGAATAACCAATAGGAACTGCTGTTGTGTATGTTGCATCCATCATCTTTCTCTCGTTTGTCATAATTCAAGCTCAGTAGGTGCTACACGGTTGACGGCCGTCATGCTGAGCAACTGTAGTCTCATTTGAGACATCCCTTTGGGATACACCCTTTGTTTCCTAATGTAATGGGATCCCGTTCTCCTTATGGGATCATAGATATTTTACATCAGGAGCATGAAGATTCGATCATGATCCTCATACACTACAATAATATACAACCTATATAGCTAACTTTTACGATATCCCCTACATATATATAATCAGTGCCTACATGGACACTTAAAACAAAGGAGGACACACATATGCCACTCGGTAATAACTCTTATAACAAGGGCAATTCAAACGGAAAGAAGAACGACTTCTCTCCTACAACTTACTCAAACATCAGGATCTCTAACTTTGACTCTACTGTAGATCCTACATCCGTATCCTTTTCATTCTGGAAGGGAATGCTCAGGATAACAATCACCCCCATCAAGAAGGGTGCAGACGGAGGTTACAGCTTCGATAAGGATAACTCTATAGAAGTATACCTCACTCCCACAAGAGCTGCTCTCTTCCTCAATTATCTCAGACAGTTCAGAAAGGACCCCAATGCTTACGTTAACGTAGGTGTTACTGCAGGTAACTCTATCATCTATGTAACTAACGGCGCAGAGGAGTTCGAAGGACAGGACGGTAACGGACTCTTCCTTATCGTAAAGAGCCTTGACGAGAAAGGTAACATCGATTCTGAAATCGGCTATCAGTTCAAGACTACACCTGATAAGGATAACTTCGGCATCATCGACTACAAGGGCGGTACAGACTTCACCAAGGACTATGAGTACACAAAGTTCCTTGATTATGATATCTTTACCAACACAATTGCTCAGTACGTTAACGGCAACAGCAGTGCGGTTGCAGCTACAGTAGTTGACGCTACAAGGTTCTCATTCAACAGCATCATCAGCAAGCTGACAAGCATTCAGGAGAACCTCGGCATCGACACTGGAAGCGGATACAAGAGAAAGTCCAATGCATCAGCATTCTTCTCAAACAACGGCAATGAGTCTACATCATCTTCATCTGGTCGTAACAGCGACAAGATCGAAGAAGTAGAGGACTACCAGGACCTTATAATGGACGTATAATAGCGATAGGGATGTGAAAACATCCCTATCTTCTATTTCTAAAGGAGGTAATACTATGGACAGCAAAGCCCACCAACAGAAGATCACAAACATGGTCGTTGATGCTAAGTGTATTCTTGACTACGACCTCACGATCATGAAGATCTTCCAGTTCAACTATAATCATCCAGACTATGTAGACCAAGAGGTTATGCACTACTCTCTTGCTCAACTCAAAAATGCTCTTGTAAAGCGTAAGGATGCTAACCCTCTGACTATATGTATCCCCGAAGGAGCTATAGACAGAGACAACCTCGAAAAGATACTTGATGATATCTACAAGAACAACGACTACGACATCTTCAAGTATATTACTCTTACTGGAACCAGTAAGCTCATCTACATGATGCAAAAGCATAGTTCGTTCGATGTAACTGTAGTATGCAAAGATGAAACAGAGAAGGGACTGATAGAGGGACGTAGCAAGTCTTTCAACACTGTAATCAGCTACGACTCTATAGATCCCAAAGACTTCAATGCGTTCATGTTTAAGGACATCAGAGATGTCTTTGCACTCCCTTACAAGCTTGAGAAGAAGACTTTATTCTTCCAGAACTATGAGTTCAATATCACTCGTGATACTGATGGAACTCCTGTTCCTAATGCAGAGTATGCAATGGCTCTGATGAAGGAAGGGAACTATCCTATACTTGTAGAGGTGTACGATCATACTACACTCGAATCTCTTTCTAAAGAGAAAACTAATCAATAATCAATTCAAAGGAGGAAACACCACCATGACAAGTAATATAGTCAAGAAGGATGTCCTTAGAAGAGTTCAGCTTGAAACACTTGAAGCTCTCTATGAATATCTTTCTCAGTCATTCGGACCTTATGGTTCAAACACCATCCAGTACAAGAAAGAAGGCTATCCTCGTTATACTAAGGATGGTCATACAATTCTTAAGTCAATCATGTTCGGCGGTGAGATCGAACAGGCAGTTCTTGCAGATATCGAAGAAGAGACAAGAGCACAGGCTAAGAGAGTCGGCGACTCTACAACCTCTGTTACTATCCTTTCTTATCTCGTATTCAAGAAGCTCACTGAGAAAATCGAGGAGCAGTTCACAAAAACTCCTCCTGCAGACATCGTAAGAGCTCTTAAGGAAGTAGTAGATGCTGCATCTACAATCATCAAGGCTCACGGCAGAGAGGTTACTCTTGACGATATCCGTAAGATCTCACTCATCTCTACAAACAATGATGAGAAGCTTACAGAAGAGATCGTTAAGGTTCATGAGGACCTTGGTCTTAATGCATACATCGACGTTATGGCTGGCTCTGGAGAGGAGTTCGTTCGTAAGACATACGACGGCATGTTCTTCGACTGTGGTTACCATGATGCATGTTTCATCAACATGCCTGAAAAGTCTGTAAACAGACTTGAGAATCCTCGTATCTACTACTTCGAAGATCCTATTGATACAGTAAACTACGGTGAGCTGTTCGATACAATCATTGCTCATAACATCATCAATCCGATCAATGAGATGAACAGCAATCGTCCTAACAACAATGAGATTCCTCAGATCATTCCTACAGTTATCATTGCTCCCAAGATCGTAAGAGACTATGCTCGTACTCTTGAAGTTGTAATGAACTACTGTGCTAAGTTCACTCAGGCTAACCTTCCTAACACTATCCCGCTCAACATCATCACTGGTGTTACGGATACTGATAAGGTATATCTGAAGAACATACTCAATCTCTGCGGAGTTCCTACTATCAATAAGTATGACGACGCTAAGGCTGAAGCAAGAGACCAGAAGAACGGCACTGCTCCTTCAGTTAAGAATGTATGGGAGTGGTATGGTACTGCAGGCTGCGTAGAGTCTGGTGCATTCTCTACAAAGCTTATCGATCCTAAGAACTACAAGAATGAAGATGGTACTTATACAGACGTCTTCAATGCAGTTCTGAATGATCTCGATGCTCGTATCGCAGAGCTCGAGAAGCAGCACAACGAATCTCTCAAGATCTACCAGTACAAGAAGCAGAGAAACTCTCTCCTCGGTAACATGGTAGAACTCTACGTAGGCGGTATCACTATCGCTGACAGAGATCAGGTAAGAGACCTTGTTGAAGATGCTGTTCTCAACTGTCGTTCGGCAGTAAATGAAGGCGTTGGCTACGGTGCTAACTTCGAAGGACTCAGAGCATTCAAGGCTCTCATGGATGTAGCACTCGGCGATGGTTCTCTCAAGGAAGAAATCGTTAAGTGCTTCTATGAAGCATATAAGGAAATCTCTGAGCATCTCTACAGATATATGGATGATCCTGAGGGTAAGGTTATCGAATCCCTTGAACAGGATTGTCCGTTCGATGTAAGAACTGGTGAGAAGGGTGAGAACGTTCTCTCCTCTATCGATACTGATATCTGTGTACTCAACAGTATCTCAAAGATCATCTCACTGATGGTTACCGCTAACCAGTTCCAGATGTCTAATCTCAATATCAACAAGTATTGAGTGGCATACTCCGACCCATAAGGTACTGATGAGTTGAAACTAGGGTACCTGTTCAGATATCCCTCTCTTGGACATGTGTGGGTATCGTTGGGGTTAGTGTCCTTTCAACACCATTCGAAGAGGTGGGTAGGGAGTTATCTCCCTACCCATTCTCCCCAATCAAGTCTTACTAAACGTCTAACTTTACTATAACCTATATAATGGAGGTGTACCATATGAGTAAACTGAAGCTCACATTTGATGAGTATATTAAGAACCCTTCGGGTAAGGGTTCGTCAATTAACACTCCTAGAGATACTACCGCCCAGTTCTATCAGACTAAGTATGATGCCCTAGTAGCTAGAGATGGTCTAGTGAAGTACGAGGTCTATAGAACTGCATCTGATATATACTACATCCATTTTCACATTCCGTCAAACTCTACTAAGGGGTTCTGTTATGATACAGTAGTGGAGCTCAACCCAGGTGACACACCTACTAAGGGAAACCTAAAGACCTATACGGTTAGGTTCTATTCAAACGATCCTAACTTCAACTTCACTCATGCTCATGCTTACTATTCTCATGGTCTGATTATACCAGAGTTTGAGAAGAAGCTGACACTACAGGTGAAGGCAACTAAAGCAAACACCCGTAACCCAGACAATGCTGTAGGATATGTACAGAGTATCTACTTTGCATATCTGACAATGCAAAAGGACAATCTATTCGACAAGGGGATCCTCGACAGAAAAGCCACTGCTGGAGGAGCTAATAGATTCGCTAGGAATGTTCTTTCATATAAGGATAAGGATAGAGAAAAGAATAAGTTCATTGATGAACAGAAAAGGAAAGTAACTCCTACGGGGAAAGAGGAGCTTAAGCCTAAGGTGGTTTCATCAAGATTCATTGGTAATGGCCTCTCTCATATACCAGTAGTCTCAAAGATCACCAAGACTTCCAAGTCATCTTCCGCTATAAAGAATACTCGAACCTCTAAGACTACAAAGAGGAGATAGATTATATACTATAGATGAGCCCAGAGCATCACTATACTGCTCTGGTTAAGGAGGATATATACACATGATACAGCCAAACATCACCCATGACTACTACAACTTTCTTTACCCACAAAAGTATGGTGTAGTAGGAATCAACAATGACGAACAAGCCGTATATGATTTGTTTAATCAGTACTTTGAAGTGCCACATTGGGTGGCTATCGATAACTGGTTGCCAACAGAAGATGACATAGTGTTCTACACGATAAAGAACGCTATAGTTATGCCGACGATCTCTGAGTTCTTTGGAATGAACCCAGCAGATCCAAACACGATTAACGTGAACTCCTTTATGGTAACTCCTAAGAGGTGTTACAATGGTGATGATCTGCGTCAGCATATCTGTCACTATCTCAATTACTTCTGCAGGTTCTATGACCCTGATAAAGAACTTGCTGGTCACTATGTGCGCATAAAGCACATGATTGACTTCGGACTCACTACTATGACTGGTGAGAAACATCCGTACAAGAAAGAAGAGTTTATACTCGATATCCGTCGTTATATTCTCGGAAGCAGCATGTGTGCTAAAGTACTTAAGATGAACGAGGATAACTACTCGCTCAAGCTTAACTATAAGAACAACACAAACCAGGCTCTTCAGTATAATGACACACATGGTAAGATCTTCATGGAGATCTCTGTGTTCATGAACATGCTCATTCCTCTTATCAGTCACTTCGTTTATAAACAGAAGACGACTTCAACCCAGGAGATTGATGAGCTCTTTCAGACAATCTATCAGTTCCTCTTTGATCGTTACATCAATACTGTAGATCTGAAAGCTAAGCTGTTTGAGACAGCCAACACTACAATCGCTAGAGACCAGAGAACTAATAAAGACCTCTGGGATAAGAGTGAGATTAGAGGTATGGATATCTCTGTCAACTCGCTCGATGCTGTTGACACTCTTGTACTTCAGGTAATGCCTAAGTATAAGTATAACCAGAACATGGTTATGTATAACTTCACCTCAATCAGAAATACTGCTATCCAGTATGCTGTTGGAATAGCGTATGAGTATGATTTAGTTCCACTCTCTTCCTCTAAGAGAGATGGTGAAGATTCCACTTCTCAGTTTGACAAGTTTGAGGCTACACTTGGCAAGGCTGATGAAGCTAAGTTCCTTCATAACACTGCAGTTGCTTATACGGTTATGAGGAACATCGAAAGTCATTATGGCCCATTCACACAGGACCAGTTGAACTTTTATAAGATAGAACTCGGAAGAGGTGCTAAACCCGTCATCAACTCTTTCCAGTATAAGCTCGTGACGAACTTCTTTGGAAAGCTGTTTGGATCTGTACTTCCTATGAAGACTATCAATCTCGATGAGTACATCGAGCTTATGATATCCGCCAAGAAGAATCTCATAGCTCAGAACTTCTGTATCCTTCCTGAGATTATTGCAGGAAGAGTAGTGAAGCTCTCAACTAGAACGGTTCTTAGTAAGAAGCATGAAGATATGCTTACAAGCAGCGAGCATTGGGCAGCAATAAGATACAAGTATATGGACAATCAGGTCATACTTGCTCGTATTAAGGCTGACTTTGCTGCTATCATTTCATCAGACTTTCAGCTGATTCATTATGATCCTGTCACAAGAAAAGGTGATGAGTATAATGGTCAGCCGATAATCATCAACTCTGCTATAACCTACAGAATCGTAGAAGAGTTCTTACTGTATGAACTTATGGTATGAGTAAACTATGGACAGAGAGATCTTCTCTCTGTCCTTTATTATAGAAAAGGAGGACTCAGAATGAGACCAAAGATAGGACAAATCGTCCTCATTGACCCAGAGGATAAACTTAAACTGAGAGATAAAGAATCTACTGTAGGAACTGTACTCAAGGTAGAGCGTAATCAGAGCACTATACTGGTTCAAATGAATCCAGAGAAGAAGATAGTAATTCCGAACAAGTATCTCTATGCTATACAGATGGATGAAAGAAACCCTCCGTATGTTATAGTAGAGAGATCCTATCCGAGAGTAAGGTTCAGTGAGAATGATGTAAACAAACTCGGCACGGTATTTGATCTTCTCGATGTTATGAGCCAGAGACTTGAGCATTACATCAGGTCTGATCAGGAAAAGCATGAGATGCTTGATGTAACTTCATTTGCTAAGAGCAATGTACTCTACATCATGAGCAAGGTTAAGAGATTCATCGCTGGAGAAATGGAGACTGGCGCAAGAGATGTATTCATCGACAGGTTCCACAAGTATGCTACAGATGATGAAGACCCCAGAGACATCAAACCAGATATCACCAATTCAAAAGTTGATCTCGTTCCAGAAGATGCTTCTAAGGATATTGCTATGGAGATTGCTAAGAATATAATGAAGGCTGGAATGAGCGAAGACATCGTCAATTTTGATGAAGACACTGTTCTTAACGCTGAGATAGTAGAATGGTATAAAGAAGCGTCTACTGGAAACGAAGAGCGGGATGAACTTATCACGAAGCAATTTGAGTGTAAGACTATGCAGACGGCAGTAGATATATTCAACAAGAATGCTACTATCGAAGAGCTGTTTAAAGATAGATGTGAGTATCTTGTTGGATCAGAGCATATTATGAGAAACCTTATAGCTTCTATGTACATGCTGATCAAGAGCAGTACAAAGGAAATCATTAACATACCGATTCTGATTGTGATGGATCCTACATGTCTTATAGAGATTCTTATCAAAAGACATCCAACCAAAATCCTCACATACTCTGATATTATAAGCGCTATCAATGAGGCTGGATCAGTTAAAGCGCTTCTGGCTAATGAGAGGCTTGATCTTCCTCATGTAGTGAAGTCTATCGCTGTACCTATCTTCCCGTTTAGGAAGATAACACCATCTGACATTATGAAGGAAGTCAAAGATGTGATCACAAGTGTATGTGTGGAGATATCCAATCACACAGATATCGAGGTGCTTGATGATGAAACTATAGAGGATGTAGGTCTTGATGATGTGTTCACACTACATCTTCCCATAACACTTACAAACATGTCCATTAAACCATTTGAAGGAGGTGCTTACAATGAATGATCTGGCTAAAAGAATCGTGGCTAAAAGAATCGTGGAGATATCCAATCACAGAGATATCGAGGTGCTTGATGATGAAACTATAGAGGATGTAGGTCTTGATGATGTGTTCACACTACATCTTCCCATAACACTTACAAACATGTCCATTAAACCATTTGAAGGAGGTGCTTACAATGAATGATCTGGCTAAAAGAATCTACGAGAATCAGGAGGAGTATAACAGACTCTTCATCGAACTCGCAAATTCCTTTAAGAATGATACTAACAAGAGCGTGATGTTTACATCCACTCGTTCCAGCGAGATAGATAATCTTCTCAAGAGTATCAACGAGGTTCGTAATAATCTCGAAGTACTCAAGGGAGTAGAAGCTTATCTTGCTGCAGAAGAGAAGAAGGTATACAATCATGGATAAAATCGAAAAGGAAATCCAGGATGGCTTTCTGAGAGACAAGCTTCGTAAGGCTCGTAAAGCTAAAGGGCTTACTCAACAGGAAGCTGCAGCTCTGGCTGGTATATCGGCATCTACTGTTTCTTGTATAGAGTCTGGTAATGGAGATTATATGTCATCTAGCTTACTTAAGTACGCGGATGCACTCGGTTATGAAGTATCTATCCACAAGAAGGGCGGACCCATCGTAGATATAGAAGAACCAGAAGAGTAACGATACAATAATCGGAGGAGTCTATCTCCTCCGATCCTTATTTTTAGAGAGGTGATAGATCGTGAGAAATATCTTAGTACCAGGAAACAAAGCCAACAGTAAATTTAAGAAGTTTAAATGTGACATCTGTGGCTGTGAATGGCTTTCGGATGAGTATGAAGAAGACTGGACAATACATTCTATACCTGCATATGACGAATGCCCTACATGCAATGCTGAAATATTTGCTATAGGAACTTTCGTTGATGGTAAAAAGCACTCTCATGTTCGTAACAAAAAGAGGTGAGTCAATTGACCAAAGAAGAACTCAAGGAATGGCTTCTTTATAATATGGAAGACGCTAAGCTTGCCTCTGGAGGCAAGCAGATAGTGTGTAGATGTCACAACTGTGATGATCATAGTAGACATCTCTATATAGGACCGTTCGACGATTCAGATAAACCTATTCAGTATCAATGTAAAAGATGTCCTAGGCCATTCTATGGAGTGGTCAATAAGGACTTTCTTGAGAGATATAGGACTGCTACAGCAGTACCAGAGGACGTTAACGAGGTTAACAAAGGTACTAACAAGCATCGAAAGACTATCAATGGTACTTCTAACAAAATCTATAACGTGAATAGGAGTTTCATTACAGATGCTCCACTCACACAACAGAAACTAGCACACATCAACAAAAGGTTAGGGTTATCTCTAACCTACCAAGACTGTGTCGATAACAAGATTATCTTAAATCTAGGGGATCTCTATAGAGGAAACCCATGGATTAAGAGTTTCACTCGTCATGAGAATATCGTACAGCAACTTGATAAGTACTTCATAGGCTTTCTATCACGCTCAAATGCCTCTCTCAACATGAGAAACCTTGTGTATGAGAAGGGAATAGTGTATGAAGGCATCGATAAGAAGTACGTAAACTACAATCTCTTCAATGAAGGAGTTGAAAATGACTACTACTTGCTACCCGTAACAATCGATCCTCTTCAGCCGATAGGACTTCATATCGCAGAAGGACCATTTGATGTCTTGGGAATCAAGTATAACGTAGTCGGACCTCAGGTTCCTAATCAGATTTACATTGCTGGTAAGGGTAAAGCGTATGATAAGATAGTAGAGTTCATCATAACAAGATATGGATTCATGAATCTTACTCTAAACTTCTATCCAGACAAGGATGTAAACGACTATGAAATGAGTAGAGTAGTGAATATCTTCAAACCATTTGGTTTTGAACAGTTCATATACCGCAACACCTATCAAGAAGAGAAAGACTTTGGAGTTCCTAGAGACAGAATCATCTGCTCTAAGTTCACTCCAGGTCTTGGAAGAAGCAGCTTCTAACGCTGTTTCTTTTTTAACCATATTACATCACTATAAATGGAGGGATAACAATGCCACTGTATAACAAGTATCGACAGGTCGTAGACTGGAGTGAGTTGAAGGAACCTCTTATGACTATCAACCAGTTCCAAAGACCTATAGAACTCGAAGGAACAGATGCACAGATTATGCTCATCATCAGATTGATCCTATTGGATCCTGGTACTATACAGACACATCCTGATATGGGTGTAGGATTAGTCTCTTTATACAGATATACTGTAGATGTAGACCTCGATAAGCTCAGAAACAGAATACAATCACAGATATCTAGGTATTTACCAATGTTCACTACGGTACAAGTAAGAGTAGATCTCAATGTAAACGAGCATACTCTCTATATGTACATTGATTCTGATCAACTCAATGCTCTCGTACCGTTTGATACAGAGAACTTGACAGTTATCCAAGGACTCGACAATATAAAAGTATAACGAATAGGGAGGACACTACCATGCCAGACGAGAACAAGAAGATTACACTTGACGACCTCTCTAATGGCGCTAAGCATACGGCAGCTATACCGCCCCCGTTGCCTAGGTTTGACGCTAAGACTGTCAGAGACGTCAACATCGCAGAGGTAGCTCAGAAGGCTCCAGAGCCAGAACAAGTAGATATGGTTCCTGGAGTAATCAAGAATGCTATCAACCAGATTCCAGCAACAATACAGAGACTCAATAATGAGTCTCTTGCTATAGTACAAAAAGGAAAGGAAGAGAGAATAGAGCAGATGCTTGACTCAGATGAAGATCTCAATGAAGTTGAGATGCCTACTAACTCTTCTAAACCAGTACAATCACAGTCGAATATTATAAGACAGTCATTCGACGATGATGATGGTATAGATTTCGATGACGATATCAAAGATGATGATGACGAAGTCGATTTCCCTATATCAAAGAAAACTAAAGTAGAAAGGAAAGTAAACACCATGGAGAATAATAACAACACCCCTCAGGCAGAACTCAATGAGAAGATTCATGCCATCGCAGAGGCAGCAGCAGAGACTCCTGAGAAGGTAGAGTTCCCTGAGCCTACTGATACAGACAAGGAGAAGCTTGCTGAGAAGGCTAAGGAAGCATACGAAGCTGTAACAGGTGAAGTAGTGATTGATTCGGATAAGTTAACTGAAGCTATCGCTAATGATCCCCCTTTCCCGAAAGATAAGTCTGAGCCTACTACTGAGACTTCAGAGGAGGAAGCTATACCTGTTTTACCTCGTATTCCTTCATCTTCGGAAACTGACTTCGGTACTGCTACTTTCGTTATGTCAGACGACGACCTTGCTCTTCTTGATGATGAAGACATGATCGTTGAGAAGGCTGATAAGGCTAAAGAAGTAAGCGAGGCTGAAGAGAAGGAGAAGCGTAACGAACTCAGAAACGCTATCAGAACTTCTGTTAAGGAAAACTTCAAGCCTATCGAGAACAAGCTCAATCTTGCTGAGTTTGAGATACAGAAGAAGCCTATCTCTGCTTCCAAGGTACTCAACCACATCAAGGAGACTCCTGTAAGAACAGCTACTACACCTCTCTTCTCTACTACAAAGAAAGTAGTTGAGGTGTCTGAGTTTACAGCTACAGAGATTCAGAAGCTTAATCCTTCTCTCATCAACCAGAATAACTTCTATACAGTACTCAGAGATCGTTATCAGCTTCTCTATAACCATATCGTTGATCCTAACAAGCCTGCTACATTCGAAGCTTGGCTGAAGACAGTTCCTGAAGACGCAATCGATGATTACTTCTTCGCTGCTTATAAGGCTACATTCGGAGCTGCAAACATTCTGACATATGAGTGTCCTAAGGAAGAGTGTGGTAATGTATTCCTTAAGGAAGTACCTGTAATGTCTATGATCAAATACAAGAATGAAACTATCAAGAGCGAGTATCTTGATCTTCTTCACAACGGCGAGCTCAATGTATCTAAGGACACTTATACTGCTGGTCTCTTCCAGGCTAGTGATGAGTATGTGTTCGCTCTTAAGACTCCTACACTCTATGAGAGAGTATTTGAGCCTACACTTCTCGACTCTAAGATACTTGAGACATATGGTGATCTCATTACACTCATTACTTATATCGACGGCATCTACGTAATCGATGAAGCTAACAAGAAGCTCATCCCTGTTGATATGCAGCCTATTCATACAGATCCTCGTAAGACTGTAAGAAGACGTATCAAGACATGTGCTTCTATCATCAGAACTCTTACATCAGACCAGCTTCAGACACTTACTGTTGAGACAGATAAGTACGACAAGCCCGATTCAAAGAGAAACATCAACGACGATGATGATGAGGATACAACACCCGAGATTCAGTACATCTATCCTGAGTGCGAGTGCCCTAAGTGCAAGAGCAAGATCAATGAAGCTGTAGCTAATCCTGTCGATATGCTTTTTACACGTCATCAGCTGGGAATTTATCAGCGGATATAAGACGAGCTGAACGTCTTTGCAGTAACGTATACAAGGGGAGAGTGTCGTTCATGGAACTCATGACGATGCCTCCCGCTTGGTTTAACTGTCTTTACATGATTGCTATGGAAAAGCAGCAAGAGCATGCTAAAGAATTGGCTGAGCAAGCCCAAGCTGATGCGATAGAAGAAGCAATTGAGGAAGGAGGAGCTATGTAGATGCATATGGACATCTTAAGTCACTCTAAGAAAACTGCTTTAGATAACAAGGTCGACGTTGCGTACTATATCGTCAATTACATCGACCATGAGCTGATTACTTTCAATCTCATCAATCAGTTTGATAGAGAGTGTATAGATACCAAGATAGATACAGATGGTATCATCACTGTCACTTTTAAGACTAACTCTACAGAAGACTATGAGGCTTTCAAGTCAGAGCTCTCTTCTCTGATTGAGAATAATCCTACAGTAGAAGTATCAGGCAGTTTCTATAACCTAGCCTTGACAAATATCGAGAATGAAGTAGGAGTGACTATCTCCCCCTATACTACATGATCGTTCATATATAGGTCCAGTGGAGTAAAATCCACTGGATAACCTTTGCTGAAACATCTATATAATTACGAAAGGAGGAATCTGAATGGGTAAGTTTATTAACAAGTCCTATGTCAATACTATAGACGCCTTACAACAGGGTCAGGTCAATAGAGTCAAGAACGCCAACTATCTCTTCAATGATAAGAAGCCAGTCGTATCAGACTGGTATAATATGAACTCTACTGGTACTACGTTCGATGAAGGTACTAGAGCAGAGTATGCTAGTCTTAGTCATGCATCACCTATAAGATACAACAAGATCACTGGTGCTGTATTCTACTCTAGTGGTATCAAACTTGCCATGGATGTAGACTTCAACGAAGAAGGTCTCGGTCTTGCTTCTCAACCTGCTATCTCTGGTGTAGTACTTCCTAATACATGGATTCCATATGCTGGAGATTATTTCTCCATTCAACACGCTGGAAAGGAGTGGCTGTATAAGGTCACTGCTACATCGTTTGATACTATAGACAATGGTAACAACGTCTATAGCTTTGAGGCTATGCTGGACAACTACGGTATAGATGAGATCGAGCAGCAGGTGGTAGACAGATTCAAGTTCGTGGTGAACAATATCGGCACTAACTTCTCTGCTGTCATTAGAGAGGATTCATACAATGCTATAGAGACTCTCGACAATCTTCTTTCTCAAATCAAGACATACTTCGTAGCTATGTTCTTCAAGGAGTCTCTTCAGACCTTTGTATATCCTGGAAAGTATGGAGAAATCTATGATCCTTATATGGTAGAGTTTCTTATGAGACATTCTATCCTTACTGGATCAGATCCATACATCTATGTCTCTCAAGCTATACAAGTACCGCAGACAATGATATTAGACTACGATAAGACTTTCTTCAAAGCTCTTGAGACTAAGTCTATAGATCGCTTCTGTAATCGTCCAGCCAATATCAATATCATCGAAGACATCTATAGTCTCTTCCACACTACTCTTACGAAGTATTTCAAGGTAGACTATGCTGAACCTATATTCCAAGGTGGTTATGCTATACTTGATCCAGTGATGATATCAGATGCTAAGGAAGGTATAGAACGTCAGAATGATGATCCCAAAGCACTCAACAATATCATTACCCGTTACTTCCATGATAAACCTCTTGACTCATCAATCGTTGAGATTTTCGATAACATAGACTACAAGCCTACACCATACTTATTTTATGGTCTTCCGATGGCTCTGTTCTGTATCGAATCCCAGATACGTAATTTAATGAGCAGTTCAACATCTTAGTAACTAAATCCTACCTAAGGAGGGAATATAATGGCTGAAGTATTAACAGTAGATGACCTTCTGATTGAAGCATGTGGAGAAGATGCTGAGATAGAAGATGGTTATTTCTCGGAGAGTCTTAAGTTTGCTCTTGATAGAGACATAGACGAAGACATCAACAACAATATGAACTCTATCTTCAGCGGTGAAGGACTTTCACTTGATGAGACTATCATCAACCTTGTCGATCGTCTCGAAGCAGAAGTGAATGATTCTGAATCTGGAGAAGCTAAACTTTACATAGCAGATGAAGTTATAGAGGACCCAATCGAAAGTGAACTTCCTGGAAGGTTCTCTTCAACCCTTTATGATTGGGTAGATGAAGACGATCCTGATCATGAGAAAACATGGTACGGAAATGATTCTGGCGATTACAATACTGGATATGATTCCATATTCGGTGATAACTAAGGAGGTACTAACAATGGACGAATATATCAGAGACGTTATCGACAGTAAGCGTATGCTTGTTGTTGAGAGAGCTGTAGATGAAGACCTTCAGGCTGAGAAAGATCTCGGTATTGAAGTCAATACAGTTGCGGGAAAGTTCGTCGATGGTTTCATCTCACAGGAAGAGATCGATGGCTGTCAGCTCTGCGAAGAGGAGCTTAACGGTACACTCGATGACCTTATAGATGATGCCGAAGCAGACGAGATTACTTTATATGAGCCTGATACATTCTCCGATGATGAAGGAGAACTTTCAGATATCAATGCTTTACTTGACTCAGACATAGATCCTGAGGTTCTTGAGCTGGACGTTGATGGGTCTATGTATTGCGAACCAAGCGTAGATTAAGGAGGTACATGAATCATGAATATCATAGAAAAGAAGTGTATGCTCATTACACCTTGTAATGTCACATTCAAGACATCAAGCGGTAAAGAGATCAAGCCTAACACAAAGAGTATCGAATTCATATCAACTAAGGAAATACTCATCGCTATGAACAGCGGTATCAGAGTATTCGAGATCGGCTCAGACGGCAAGCAGGTTCAGCTTGATAAGAGCAACTTCGACAAGATCAACGTTCTCATGAACTATCCTTCAGATGAAGAGGTAGAGGAGAAAAAAGAAGAGACTGTCGAAGAGGAAGCTCCTAAGGCAGAAGAGCCTGTAGCTGCTCCTGTTGAAGCTCCAGTAGAGGAAGAGCCTAAGGAAGAGGAGGAGACTGTAGATCCTGCAGAAGAGGAGTCACCTTCTGAGGAAGATGATGAACCTGAAGACGATGAAATCGATATGTCCCCTCAGGAAGATCCTGAAGCTAAGTACTACAGCAATACTAATTCCGATTCAAAAGATGACTGCGATGAGGAAAAAGAAGACGGCGAAGACGACGAGTTCAACGTTGACTAATCTGTTTGACAAAAAAGAACACTGGGTTTGATCCCAGTGTTCTTTATTTATTGTGCAGTGTGTATTTTTTCTTGGTTGGGCGGAATCAACATCCGCCCATAGTCTCGTAATCGTCCATTGCACACCACACCTCCTTTCTTGTTGCCTATATATTCCCTTTAAGGAGGTAGGGGATATATAAGTCTACAGAAATTCTGTAGACATCTTAATAATATATGCCTATAAATGCGTACTTTAACGACGGTGGGATTTCCCCACCGTCGATTTAAACTAGAACACTGGGTCAATAGGCTTGAATGATGGATCAGGCTGTATAGTGAGGCTATAGAGATTCATGATACATTCCTTCGTTACATTACGAGGACTTATACCATCCATTCCTATAAGGTTGATCTTGCTGTTTGCAGCTTTCTCCAGTTCAGCATTTGCTTCAATTGTATAGATACCCTTAACTATAGCAGTATCTCCATCGAAGTCCATATTCATTACGTCGATATTACCGTTAGAGATAGTAAGGGTTGGAGAAAAGAGAGCAGCTGTGTTTCTTCCGAGATCTTCAGTTCTGATCTTAGGCCACCACTTGTAGACTTTGCCATCCATCATGACAGGCTCAGTCTCATTAGTAGACTTGATGTTTATCTTGGATGGATACTGATTAAGGTAACGGTCTATAGGGAATCGAGTAATCAGGCACATCTTATCTGCTGTCATCTCACATGCTGCAAGGTAGAAGAGGTCACACCATGTCATAGGCCTTTCTATAAGAGGATAGCCTGAATAGTCTTTCTGCTCTGCCGCATTTTCTGAGGTGACCTTTCTTCCCTTGAAGATCATATAGGGTTGGTCAGTGGAAGGTTTGAGCTTCTTTTCCTTGACAAGTCTAGAGTACTCTGCCTTATCTATAGGAATAGGTATAGGCTGGAAACGGTTAGAGTATCCATGAACGAATCGCTCTATCTGTTTCACTATCTCTGTATCAGAGAACATGATCTGATAGTCTTCTATCGGAATAGATTCTTGGTTACCTTCTTTATCCGTTACTGTATACACAGTCTTACCGCCGAATTCGTTCTCGAAGAATCGTCTGCAGTAATAGATAATGAATGGCTGGAAAAGTACTATAGCAGCTTCAAGAGGGCATGCTGCATGGTCCATGTCAACCATGAGGTCTTCTATATTCTCTACCTTCAGATTAGCAGCAGACATGACAAGACGTACACTATAGTCTACAGTCTTGTACATGACACCCTTCTTTATGATACCAGTCTTTCCAGGAAGATTACCGCCAGTCTCTTCACCATTGATTACTGTACCTGCACCGAACCAGTCATATATCTGTTTCAGTGTAGACTGTATTCTGCCCTTAGTAGCATCTGTAAGACTCAGGCCATATTCAGCTGTCTCTCTGAGTGCTTTTGTTGCAATGATGAGAGAGCTATAGAGTTTATTGATTTCTCCGACACCTATACTAGCCTGCTTAGTATCAACGTCTCTATAGTACGGCGGAATAACAGGACACTTCTTAACCCACATCTGTCCTTTTACAGCTTCAAGGAACTTGATTTTGGTAGCTCTGTCTTTAGAGCTAGACTCTTTAGCAGACCAGTCTATCTTATCATAGTTTGCTTTGAACCAGTTCAAACCAGTAGAACCATTAGGGTCTTTAACAAGTTGTCCTTTCTCATCAATAGAGAAGTTCTCTGAGCCATGTACTATAGCTTCTACTTTCTTATCAAGTGTGCAGAGCGTTTTATAGACCAGAGGATTAAGGAACCATCCGCCGAGATCTATATATGCATAGATTCCAGCTCTCTCAGCTTTAGTGATTCCGAAGATTTCATTAGACAGAAGTCCATCTGGTGCTGGGGTTGGGCCGTTAAAGAAGATAGGGTTGGTAATCTCTTTACAATCATTAGCTTTAGCAAAGCGTTCTACATCAAGGATGTTTATATCGAAATGATTAGTTGATGAACTCATCGTAGTACCTCCTTATAAGTTTGATTATAGAATGGTTCACGCTTTAGAATCAGGTTCAAACGTAGGGTGGACCATATATTATAAAGGTGTACAAGAGAGTTAGTGATTCGATACCTCTTGTAACTATATTAAAGGAGTGATCACAATGATCAATGATTACAATCCACAGCAGGTAGCACCTGCACTTCCAACAAGAGAGGCTCAGATGACAGGTCAGCCTATCAGCCTCGAAAGTCTTATGAGTGAGTTCACATTCATCACTACAAGCATTAACAATGGTACTCTCTCGCCAAACGATCCTACAGTTCAGGTAAGAATTGCAGAACTGCAGAATAAAATCACAGAGCTGCAGGGTGTATATCAGTACGCAAATGCAATGGGTATGCTCCCGCGCTAGAGCATGCCCAGCCTCCTTACATAATCGGTCTGCAGCCCCAGCAGACCGATTATTTTTTGTCGTAGAACATCACTATAATTACACAACCCTGAAAGGAGGACTCATGATGGGTAGACACTATAGATGTATATACTGCTCTAAGTCTCTCGATAGAGACAAGCTTGTAACCCATATGGAGAAGGAACACTCTGATATGCTTAATCCTGATAAGGGATTCACTGCTAATCATGTAGTGTTCGATATATGTAACAACAAACAGCCTGTAGGAGATGCTCGTGGAGTTTGTAGAATCTGTAAGGCTCCTACTATGTGGAACGAGAAGATCGTTCGCTATGATGCTTTCTGTTCAGATCGCTGTAAAGCTGTAGCAAGACAGAACGCTGTAAAGAACATGATGAAAGTCTACAACAAGCCTACTCTTCTCAATGATATGGATCATCAAGAGAAGATGCTCGCTAATAGATCAATCTCTGGTAAGTACAGATGGTCAGACGGAACATACAAAACTTACGTAGGAAACTATGAGAAGAAGTTCCTTGAGTTCTGCGATGGAGTTCTTGGTCTAGATTCCTCAGACCTCGTAACACCTGGTCCTACTTTAAAGTATGAACATAATGGTGAAGAACACGTCTGGATCACTGACGCTCTTTATCTCCCCTATAACCTTGTCTTTGACATTAAGGATGGTGGAGATAACAAGAACACCAGAGAGATGCCAGAGTACCGATCTAAGCAAATTGCTAAAGAAAAGATGATTACTGATCAAGGCGAGTATAGCTATATTAGGCTTACTAATAACGAGTTTGTTCAACTGCTCGATATATTCGCTGAGCTCAAAAAGATCAGCATGGAACCTGATCCGCATACTATATCCAGGATCCATGAAAGCCTGATTGGAGGAGCACTTCCTCCTGCAGGTGCTACGGATGTTAATCCACACCCTTACCTGTTGAACTATCATACCTTTGCAGGTGGTGATGAGGGCTATGCTCTCTGCAACGATATAGCTTCAGATTGTTGTCTGACAGTGGATGATAACGGTAAGATCAAGAAGAAGAACACCAAGAAGCTCCTAGCTCAGAAGGAATGTATTATATACAAGTACAAGGGCGCCAACGGAGAACAGATCATGAGAGAAGCCTATTCAAAGTATAAGTCTCAAAAGACTGTAAGAATGGACTACTTTGCTAAGTTGGTATCTGAGATGTCTGACATACTAACGCCAGACCAACTCGACTACTCCCCAGTCCTTGAACAAGTTTCTATATCTTCACTCGGAGAGAAGTTCACATCTCTTTGTGTTACCATAGAAACTGCAGTAAATGAACTAGTTGGTAACAGAACTCTCTCTGTACCAGTAGTAGATCCATACAAGATGGAACAGTGTCGACACATACTGAGAAACTATAAGAATCTCGTCGTGAAGGAATGTGTCGATGGTGGATACTATGTGGAGAACACTATATCGAAAACCAGGTCTAGACTCATCGATTCTATAGAGGATATCGACAAATCCCTCTTAGATTCAGTGAGCTAAACATATAAGTAAAATCTACAACCCAAAGGAGGTTACATTATGAACTTAAGCACAATGATTCTTCAGGAAGCTTCTAAGGCAGATCAGAAGATTCTTGATGATATCGAAAGAGAACAGATAGCACATGACTACCAGGATACTCTGGCTGGTCTGGCTACAGTAGGAAGCATATCTTTCCCCGCATCACAGGTTCCGATCATAAAGGACGAATGTGGTGAATGCGGTGAGTGTGGAGAGTGCGGCGAATGCAATGAGAGCTACATGGTAGAGTACGACATGCTCTATAAGTTCATGGAAGCTAACAATATCGATGAAGAGCACGAAGCTCATGCAGCACTATGTGAGGAGTACTCACTTGAACAGGCTCAGCTTGTAGTAGTTGCAGAATGCGACGAAGTAAACAAGGGCCTTCTTAATAATGCACTTAAGACTGGAGAACTCGGCGTAGCAAGACGTTACTGCTCAGGTCTCTGCAATCTTCTCAATCACGGAATCCGTGTAATGAAGAAGGGTTAATTATTACACTAACAGCGACATCATAGTAGGGACCAAGGATGGTTGCCCTTGGTCCGATACTACCGTTAAGGAGGATTCACTATGAACAATAACCCTTTTGAGACTCTTAAATTCCCAGAGTTACACAAGAACAAGATAGAATGTATAGACAGGGATAAGATACCACAAGAGAAGGCTCCTACTATAACTAAGGAGAAACAAGTAGAGTGGGCTAAGGATCTCATACTTAGAGTAATAGACGCTACAGTCTTCTTCACCGATGAAAGTGAATATGAACAGATGAAACTAAGAAAAGCTACTATCGACAAAATGTCTGATGATGAGATACTTGAAATGGCCGATAAGATAGGAGATGCTATACATAATCTCAATGAGTCTAAACGTAAAGAAGGAGATGTATCCTTTGGTATGGCTGCTACTTTGAGCAAAACTAGTAAGGGAGAGAATGGAGAGTTAGTAGTCGAATCACTAACTCCAAAGAGCTTTAACCTTATAGCACAACCTCTTGCTCCAGTGATAAAGGAGAGACTCTGCGCAGAGCTCGGTATAGGAGAGATACCAGACGACATTGCTGTTCAGGTACGTTTATGTAAAACATGGCTTGAGAGCAAGAGCTTCTTTGAAAAACCGACCAATGAAATGACTGACTGGGAAGTGCTTATGCTTACTACATCCAGTCTGACTAGTCCAGATGATGCTGCTGAGACTTATCATAACCTCATCACTGACAAGAATGCAGAGGAAGCTTCTAAGGCTTATGAGACATCACTTAATATCTTCAATGCCACATTCGGTAAACAAGACTGACATTATATATTATAGAGATGAGTCCCAAGGATATGTCCTTGGGGCATCTCTTAATGAAAGGAGGAATAAGGCATGATTTCATATGCCGATGAAGGGAGTAATCATCCCAAACACGATGTCGTGTGTATCTTTACTGATGGTGGTATACATGACGGTCAATCTTCTGCATCATCAGTGATAGGCTTGCTCAGGAATGATGGAGAGAACGAGCCTTATCTGGATAAGATAGAGATCTTTTCCAAATACCACAATAACTCTACGAACAACATCGCAGAGTTATCAGCCATTCTCTTTGGTATAGAGAAGGCATTCGAAAGGTACAAGAGTTCTGAAGATCATACTTACGCCTATCTGATCTTCTCGGACTCTGAGTATGCTATTCACACTCTCACAGAGTGGGTCTTTGGTTGGTATAAGACTTACACTTGTGAGAAGAGGAATGGAATCGTAATTCCTTACATGCTCACTAAGTGCGGCACACCAGTAAAGAACTGCGAAATCATAAGCGCTATCATCGGTATGATAGTGCACCATGATGAATGGTTTACTTTTCTTCAGTTCGTCAATGTGAAGGGCCACACCTGGAAGAAGGGCGGCATCGAAGAACAGATGACTTACTACAAGAAGGCGAACCAGACAGACATCACAAGAAAAGAAGCAATCTTTGTGACGAAGTACAATCACATCGTCGACAGAGTAGCTTCCAATGTGTGTGATTGGGTCCAGAATGAGGGGTTTGATATTAACTTCGATGACAATGGAGACCCATGCATGCAATTCGCCACAAAGGGACTTAGCTTCAAAGTTTATGATTCAGCAAACGATGGAGTTAGGTATTCCGACTATATGATCCTCAATAGCGCGATCATGAGGCGCTATAGAGAGATCTTAAACCAAACGCCGTTCTAATGAAAGGAGAAAGAACGATAGCAAGAATGAGTATAATGACTAAGGCTAACAAAGCAGCTAAGAGACTGGGTATCCGTCCTAGTCAGATTACACACGTACATGACCTTTCAGAAGTCTCCTCAGAAGGAGCAAAGGGAATCATGATTGTATTCCAGGTAGCAGATGAGAAGTATGCTGCCATCGTAAGCGACAACGGTCACATAAAGAAGTGGATCGTTGGTGAAAGACACGACAAGGTAGTTAACATGTCTACCAAGTCAAAGAAGACTATGAGACTGAACAATAATCAGTACATCATATTCCTTCTGTATGCATATGGATTTACGCAGAAGGCAATAGCACACCTGATGGGCTGCAGTATAGAGCCCATCAACAGAAGAATATCAAACATTCGCCTCATGCTGGAGACTGCTAGTGTAGGCGACGAACTTGAAGAGGAGGACTAATCATGAACACGAACGATAAGAACTCTGTATCACCGACATTATTCGATACAACACAATCTAGCACTGTCGAAATAGAAGGAGAGTATAGAGCTCCCAACACCATGGATGCGAAGATAACGCTTGCACCTGGATTTGGTGAAACGTCAAAAACATTACTCATGACATGTGGCGAGTATTTCAAAGATGTAACTGATGACGGAAATCGAGAATTCGATTCAGATTTCATGTGCTATCATTTCAGAATAGCTGAGTCGGATTCATCTTCGTATCCTCTTGCATCTATCAAGAGGTATAACGATGCTGATATTACTTTGATAGAGAGATTCAATATGTTCTTCTACATCAAAGATATCAAAACAGCTTGTTTCAAGACAATGATCGAGAAGCACGATTACAAAACGGTCGTTAAAGGTAATACTTCAACCGATAGATACAGCAGTATCAATGTGCCTTTAACAATGGACATGTTTAAGATGGAAAAATGTAGGTCTCCTTTTGACATAGCTTCGATCAATGTCTTTAATAACTTCCTTTACACATATGCGAAGACACAATCTGATAAGAGTAAATACACATTTGATGGATACCCCTCAAACCTTCCTACAGTGAATGTGTGTTATAACGACGACGGAAATGTTTCATCTATAACAGCATCATGCAACACTAAAAACTGTTGCGAGAGAGTTGGTATAAACTATGATATAGATGGTAACGAGTCTGTTCTTAGATTACCTAACAACACCACAATCTTTGTTAACTCAATATCATATATATATAACACATCAACTACGATTGTCAAGTTTGACTCTGCAAAAACACCAGAGAGTACTTCTGTACTGACTAGTGGATCTATAGGGTTTATCAATTCGGATGGCTTTAGGCCTAACAGCGCTGCTATGAACACGTTCAGAAGAAAAGACATGGCTACTCTTACTAACAAGATTATCAACGATATCCCGTCAGATATCTTATCACACATATTTGAAGAGGGTAGTGGTCGCATACTGGCTGTTATACATATCTCTATAGATGGCATGAACTATTATCACGTCCACTATGATAGTGATGATATGGGCGGTCGAATGTGGCCATTTGCACCATATGGTGGTCCCAGAGTATCATATGATGCAGTATATGAGAACATACAGGATACGCTCAACTATAGATCATATTCTTATGATGAGAATGATGGTGATCACATCTTTGTAGAAGAGTATTACACCAGCTTCTACTTATACGAAAACCCGTCGCCAGAGTATAAGATAACACATACTTGGAATGACGACCATTCTAAGACTATCATCGATCTCGACTTTGACAAGATCGAAAGAGAAGTAACCTATACAGATAAGTCTGACAGATCCAAGATGAAGTTCAAGATAAAAGTAGACTCTCGTCAGTGTAACTACATAGCGATATGTAAGGCTTTTGATGAAATGATGAACGGTAAGTTCGATCCAATCGAATATCTTAAAGCAGTAGATATCAATATAGAGACATATAGAAAGAATATGTTTGTTGTTGATCCTGAAGAGTTCTACGACTTCTACTCTATGCTCATAGATCTTGTGACAATTCCTATGTTAACAACACCGTCTAAGAAGAGAAGACCTCCTGAGTGTGTTATAGAAACATCTTCCATTGCTAAAAGATATGACAATGCTATGAAGCATAAAATAGACACACTCTTAGATCCAAAGAATGCTTTCAACTGGATTGGCTGGTTCAATGATTATAAGCGTATGAGGCTTATAAATCCTGCTTCTACTTATACGAATAACTTGTTTGACAGTATAGACTTCAAGTCATTCATACTTCCTAATGAAGAAGCAGCCGCTATACTTAAGAAGTTTAAGGAGCAAGAAGAGATGTTTAGAGAGAGCATCGGTGGTATAGAAACTATCGATACGAAACTTGCAAAAGAAGGAGATGACGAATCTGATGGAAACGTTACTTGAGCGTACTAATGAGGCTCTTAAGTTCATGAAGATAGATCCCAATGATCTTATCAGAAACCTCTATAGAACTATCCCTGGCAACAATGGACCTACAATTGTAGGTCCATTTCTTGAGTACTTCAATAAAGACGGCGTGAGAACTTACGCCGTCTACACCCTCACTGGATGGGCAAAGGAATGGCCCATAAACAAAGGCGACATTCTTGATATGATCTGGTCAATGGAGCACAATGACTTCTCATACGAAGAGATCGCTCAGATATTTGGACGTGGTCTTGCAGCTTGTACGGTGTTGGGGATTGACCCCGACACCGTTATTGGTGTAAGGTCCATCACTCTCGAAAAGCATCACAAAGTTTCTGATGTAGGCATATCAGTAGAAACAAATGATGGCTACATCGGAGTTCTCATTGGAGACTTCGACAAATGTTATAAGAAGAGTACGGATATAAGAGTTATGAACGAGATGTACAAGGACGGTCTCAAGAAGACATACATCTCTCAGATCTTAGATGTAAGTCTAAACATACATAATAAACACGTTTATGCGCTAATATGATAACGGAGGTAATCATAATGGATATGGATATATTTGAACAGGGGTATACCGCTTGTACAATGTTAGGGGTTCATCCTAGCAATGTTATTGGCGTAAGATCTATATCTACAGAGGATACAACTGTCGGAATAGCATTAGATTGTGGCGATTGCGTACACGTTCGCATCGACAAATTCATGAAATGCTATAAGAAAACCGATGACATCTCTATACTCGTAGAGATGCACAAAGATGGTATCGAAAGATCTCATATAGCTCAGATCTTCGATATATCAATAGACACGGTAAACAGGTTCACGAAATAACGGAGGTAATCATAATGATTGAAATCAAGATAGGTTGAAGAAAAATATAAGTCTGAACCTGCTTGCGATGAGTTAGATCTTCTCGATAGAATCGTTTGGGCATACTTCATGCTTCCTTCAAGTATGAAGTATGATAAGTATGCTGGTGCTTACCAGAGTGATACTACTCCAGATGAAACATCCGAGGAAGAGGATGATGACAAGGTAGACGAAGACGATGATAAGGTAGATGTAGACGAAAACGAGACTCCTACAGCTTCCAATTCTTGTGAAGCAATGTATATGGATGACTAAGAACGGCACGAAGGATAGGCTAGAGCATACCGCTCTAGCCCGTCCGTTTATTTTTTAGAAAGGAAGTACTCATGAACTCTTTTCAACCCTTACCATTATGTTACCTGGACGGACTAGATCACTACTGACCGAACTTTATAATAATCAAATCTCGTAAAGGAGGGCTTAACATGCCTAAGAACTATGGTACAACCTACTTATATAACAAGTTTCCCTATGAGGAGAAAATTTTCAAGTTCATCATGAATGCTGAGCAGATTCCTGTAATGGATAGCTCATTCGACGACGTAAAGTATGAGTTCAAGAAGAGACAGCTCTCTCCTGCACTCACTAAGGTTCTTACTTCTAAAAACGTTATCCTTCTTTCCGCTAAGGATGGAAAACCTGTAAATACTCAGTTCCGTGTATTCTGCTGCAAGGATGTCAGAAGTAAGTCTAACGACCTTAAGGTCTTCATAGACGTTACTGGTCTTGTATATAGAGACCATGAAAGTAATGAGTTCAAGTGTCGTAACATCGACATACTCATAGCAGACGTTCTGAATGCTATGGTAACCCTTATCTATCACAAGGCTGAAGATAAGATTCTTACTGTAACTATTGTAGAGCAGGGTATGGATGCTTTCTCTAGTCTCATGACTCACGTAGTAGACTATCTCACAAAGATCTCTGCTATCCCATCAACTAAGAGTAAGTGCCAGTATCTCTGCTGCATCTACTTCGTAAGAAACTTACTCTGCAGAAACTTTGACACAAATATGAAGCGTGTAGCTGGTAGGATCTGCGGCCTCTCTGAAAGAGAGCAGGATATGATCATTGCTGGTGTAGATGAGGAAGACGACTTCATCAACATCAAGTTCTTCATCGACTGTATCGCTAGATCCATAAAGGCTCCTAACCTTAAGGTGGATAACATCGTGGACAAGTGGATGTTCCTCTATGGTTCAAACACACCGTTTGCTATGGAGTACTTCCCTGCATTCTCAGCTATGCTGACTGATGCATATACTGGTGCTTACATGAACAACCAGAAGACAATCGAAAAGGTAATCGGCAACGTTCTCGTATCATATACAAAATCTGTTATTGAGAAAGGCAGTGTTTTAGTATGAGCAACTTCATAAGAGACGTGTCTGCTCGTTCAAGGGATGTTCCCTTGAACGGGCTTCCTGCTATATACGAAGACTATAACTACCCTTCAGACACTACAGATAACTACGAAGAGCTCGGTAGTACTAGCCATCTGTTCAATCAACAGCCTATACAGCAGGTAGACACTTACTATAACAACCTCTATAGGCACACTATAGAGCGTCTCAGAACTTGTACTGAGACATGGAACGACTATCATAACTCCAATGCAGTTCCCTTCTACATTCAGGAGCCAGTATCAGCGAGAATAAACGATGATACACTTCATATGAGAGTCAACTCAGAGGATAGTAACACATTCGTTCCTGATGCTTCTACATTTGTAGTAGAAGACCATATCATGAATGATAAGGATCTTGTGGCTAGTAGCGAAGTTATTACTACCAAGAGATTCACTTATCGCCTTAACTTCAACCCATATATGAACAACTCTGAGCATCTCGAAGCTATGCACGAGGGACATGCTCTGAAGTTCATCAATGGTACTATTCATATAGTCTCTAGCTATGCAGTACCTCCAGTAGATGAGAATGATGAGGGTACTCTTGATACTCTCAACAGTCTCAGAGCTAATGTACTCGACTTTGATGTCAATAAGGCTATCAAGCTTTCTAAGCTTAATGATAACTTCCTTATCGATATAGCTCCAACATTAGACGATGAAGAAGAACTTAAGATAGATGGTGATACACTACTCGATCTCGGTACTATCATCGATACTGGTATACCTTGTACACAAGAGGAACTCTGGAATAGAGGAATCATTGCTCCTTTCCTGTTCTTCATAGATGGCTGTCCGCTTGCTTGGAGCAATGTGGTATTCACTACTGATAAGAGAGATACTTACGTTACACTTGTGGTAAGAAAGAATCATCTCAAGAATATCGTATCTAATGATGATCCATATATCAGATGTGTAGGATTCCCATTCCCTGTACTCTATCTCAAACCGAACACATACTGGGATAAGATACAGAACAAGTACGACCTCTTCTGTTGGAAAGACGAAGATGATATATACTCTGATCACATACTCAGTACTAGTAATACACGAACTGCTGGAACTTACAATCTGTATGCTATCTATCCAGCGATAGATAATGTATATGTAGAGGACTTCAATGTGAACTTCAGTTTACTTCGTAAGTCTAATACGACCATGAATCCTCTTTTCTATAACTACAAGTTCTCTACGTCTAATCTTCCTTATGAGAATAAGATTAAGAGATCTAATGTGTTCTCATTGTTCTATACCAAAGACTGTAAGAGTAGTCTGAATGCAAGAGGAGTCATCTCTCAATTCGACAATACAGATCTCATAGACCTTATATGGCATCCATTCAATCATGTCAACGTTAAGGTGAATCCTGACACTATAGACTATGTAGAGAGATACTACAATGCCAATGATATTGATATCAACAGTATGTACTTCAGAGCTTTCTATAACAAGAAAGTCGTATATGATCAGGATAACGTTATGAGACTCTGGAATAAGACTATCGTTAACCAGGACTATGAGCGTTATGTAGAGACTCTCGAGTCTAACATCAAACTTTTCATAGATCGTATCTATAACCTTGCTCAAGACCCAGTATGGCAGATTCATACTGTCATCATGCACTTCGACAATATGGAAGAAGGATCTACTCCTACAGACGAGTTCATCTGGTATAGTAACTATGAGACTAAAGTTAAACTCCATGAGATAGCAGACGAAATGTTTGCTACTGATACTGAGATAGTAAAGAAGACTATCTCTTCTATCATAGATGATGCCTTTGTAGCAGATTTCAATCCTGATGCTCTTGATGAATGGTGTCTCCGTAAGAATCTTCCAGAGATGTTTGTCTATGGTGATAACATGGATCTCATCATCAACAACATCGGTCTTTTGGAAGAAGTATTTGACTTCAAGTACAGAGACTATAATGACTACTTCAGAGACCTCTATGAAGCTACAGATTACATCCTTGGATATGATCCCGATAAGCTTGAGAAGTCCATCATTCATCCTACATTCAGTTATACTAAGACTGGATCTGAAATGCAGTCTATGATCTACATAGATCCAAACTATGGATCAAGTATCAGAATACCTATGGTGAATAGTGGTAGCAGAGAGTCTAAGCTTATGCTCTTCAAGAATGGTCTTCTCTATTCCAAGTATAATACTATTCGTGAAGATGGTCTTGACATCTTCTTCGAGATGAATAGAATAGATGACTGTCCTAACAATGCTAATGACATATGGGAATTCGTATGGTTCCGTAATGTAAACAACGATGTATTCAAGACCAGCTACCATAACAACACCGACGATAATCGTGCTACTGCGTACAGTAGTTCTGGTAATATACTTGGTCAAACTACTTGGGGAAAGGTAATAGGATGTGACACTTCTGTATTCGATCCAGAAGACCTTATGGTAATGACGAATATCATAGATACTAACCCGTATAAGGAGAGAATCAAACAGAATACAGATGCTCAGTTTACTATAACTAAGTACCCTCTTTATTATCGGCTGTACTCATATGAAGCTCATCATAATGAACAGCACTACGGTGTGTTTAAGTACATGGAAGACTATAAGCTTAATGGTCTTCATAGGGTATCTCGTCAAGGCGGCGGAGAATACTTCATTCAGCCTCTGATAAGTAACTTCCTCAATAGTAGAAGTGTACGTTACACAAGTAATAATCCCGATCCAGATAGAATGGCTGAGTATAAGGCTAGACCAGGTCTTGGTTCCCATTGCTTCGCATTTTGTCCTAACATAAGCAATGAACATGCTACATTCGAAGGAGATGTACATGGTATCATACAGATAGCTAAAGACAACAGCTGGTTCTATGGTACTAATGTCACACTCATTCTTTGCGCTGGAGAAGATCCTCCTGCATCCTATGATGTACACAAAGAAGAAGAATAAAGGAGGTGAATACATATGGCAACTGCAAGAGTATATTGTGGTGCTTCTGAAGAGACAATCAGAACAACTATCCCTGATAACGTTGATACTCTTACCGTCTATGGTGCTGGTTCGAACTTTACACTGAGTAAAGAGTTCATTGATGTAGTCTTATCGCTCAAAGCCACAATTACTACATTCAATCTTGAAGAGATTCATAATATCGGAAAGGAAGCTTTCAGATACGTTAAGTATATAAAGAGTTCAGCTCCTACTGGGCTATCTATAAATATCAATGCTGATGATACACTTGAAGTGATAGAGCCTTATGCATTCGCTCAGACCAATATACTGAGATCTATTGACTTACCGAAGTCTATTAAGAGAATAGAGAACTGTGCGTTCTTTGATTGTCAAAGACTTCGTAGAGTTAGATTCAAGCATGAGGATAATGTCTCTGCTCTTGAGTATATCGGCATGTCTGCTTTCCAAGACTGTACTAGTCTCGAACAGATAGGACGATACGATGGAGAAGCAGAAGGTTACTTCCCAGAAGGACTTAAGGTTATAGATGCATATGCATTCGCTAGATGCAGTGCATTAACTATAGTCTTCCATGCACCAGCTAGTCTCGAGACTATAGGAGCCTACGCATTTGCGTGGTCTGGTATCGGTGGATTCTGGCTACAAGAAGGTTTAAACAAGAGGACAGATACTTTACCTGCGCATGCAGAATTGGACGCTCCTGCGGATATTACACTGTGCTCAAAGCGCCAGTTCAGATACTTTCATGTCGACGTAAATCATGAAGTTAACAGGATACAACTTCCAGACGAGTTTGTTACATGTGTAAATGATGATCAGTTTATGATCTTCAAGAATGGACGTCTCATACCTCATGGAAGTGTAATGTCTAGACCTGTAGATGGAACACCTCTCTATAAGTACGAAATCTACATAGATACTCCTAATGCTCAAGAAGGTGATTCTCTTGATATCTTCTACATACCAGAGATACTTACTAATATCAATGACTATGCAGAGAACTTTGGACAGTACAAACCGCCAGAGGATGAGATAGAAGGTATTATAGAAGACTATACATACCTCGAACCCTATAAGTATCTCCCTGCAGATCAGAAGGGCTTCATCAAACTCAATACTCCTCTCTACAACTTCAGCAACAAGAACTCAATGTTTATCTTTGTTAACGGCAAGAAGGTAGACATAGATCATATCTATGATGTCTCTACATCTACTATGAGAATCACTGAGTTCTTACAGCCTCTCGACATCCTTAACGATGAAGAGACTAAGCACTATCCTATACAGCTTCTCAACTTTGAGGATAACCATAAGGTGAACTCTTTCGTATTCTCAAAGGACGGACTCTCTCACTCACCAGATCAAGTAAACATTGTTCCGTTTGAGTGTCTTGAGTCGTACAACAAGTTGTCTATACTTGACAAGATGCTCTACAATCTTCCTATAGACAAACTAGAGACTCTCTTCCCAGTATCTACAAGTGATATGAATGAAGATGACTTTATAGGAGTTAAGTATCCTAGAAACGATGTCATACTTCAGAGACTCTACAATATCAATAGAGAAGCTGGAGACGACGATTGGTGGAGATTACTTAAAGCATAAGTTGATGTGGGTGGACTTCTCCACCCACATTTTTATCTCAGAACTATACAATAATCTATGAAAGGAGATGAAAGTGTCAAATGACTACTACTATCGAAATCGCTAATGATGCAGCCTCTGCCGACACTGTCGAGAGGTACGCTGAGTTGATAAATAGGTACGGTGCATTGATTGTTATTGCTGCAGTATTCTTGGTTATAATACTTGCTGTTATGGTGATCATGTTGAAATCCTATCAGAAGACTCAGAATCTAATTCAAACTCAGAATGAAACAATGTTCGAAGCAATCCTTGACAATCTAGCAAGCTCCAAAGAAGAGAAGACAAAGAATAAAGAAGAGCACAAAGAGCTCGTTGATATCTTTATCAAAATGTCTATCCCTATCAGATCAACTTTAGAAGTTCTAGCAAACAGGTTGAATGCAGATAGAACCTCAGTGTATGTATTCCATAACGGTACAAATACTAGTCACGGTCTGCCATTCATCAAGATATCATGTCTAACAGAAGTCATGAAACGGGGAACATTAGTAGCAAGAAAAGTCCTACTTCATCAAGGATTACCTTTGAGCACATTCGACAAGAGCATAAGCTATCTTGTTTCTAACCAAATTGGGTATATACTGAATAACGAGGAAGATGACCGCTTCCCAGCTATTAAGAATATGATCAACTCATCTGGAGTATTATCAGCAGGTTTCATTGCGCTATATGATGATGATAACAATATGCTTGGTATCATCGTTTCTGAATTCACAGAAGTGAAAACGGAGGAAGAGATGAAATCTATCATTGATACAATGAAAGAGGAAAGTCTCAAGATCATCCCTGTACTTGATTATGCAGACTATCAGGAAAAGAATAACGAAGAATGAAGCGGAAGGAGTACCCTACCTTAACTGGTAGGGGACTTTCTTTCATCTCTAACTGGCCTTACAACTATATATTATTGTCATGTATCCTTGAGAACCACTCGCAATCTTGAAAGGAGAGATTGACAATGATCAATATGGATGCAAAGAAAAATAGAAGGGTGATAGCTACTATCTTTGTAGCAGCACTCGTATCAGTCATAGTACCGCTGATAAATTTCAGTAGTAGTGCTAAGTATGATAAAGTAACTGCAGAGGGAGAGTATCTTGTCACTACTTCCACAGAAGAGTGTAGTACAACAGCAACTACGACAACTTCTACTTCTACTACAACGAAGAAGACTACAAGTACGTCTACTTCGACTACATCCACTACAACCACAGAGACTACTACAGTAGCTACAACAGCCGAACAGATAGTAGAGACTGAACCAGTAGCTCCAGATCCAACACAGCCAGAATCTCAGAGTAATGGACAGATTATCGGAGGTAATGGAACTGTAACAGTTAACGGTTGGACTTTCAATAGTCCTATCGATGCACAGTATCTGAATGATAGATGTGCAGCATATGGAATAGACCCTTCCATCATGTATGGTGTAATGATGGCTGAGTCGACTATGGGTACTGCATGTGCAAATCTTTGCGGTATCACTGATGTAGCTGCTCAAAGCTACAACAACTCTACAGGTAACGGATACTATAATTGGTCATCAGATCCATACCAAAATGTAGAGATATCTTTATATTGTCTTAGCGGAGCCTATAATTATTACGGCAACGGCTCTACTTACGACGCCCTGGCAGGGTACAATACAGGTTACTACGGTCACGCTGCAGGTACATACAGCTGGTATGCAGAAACTGTAATGGGCTATGCCAATTCAGCATACTAAGAGAGAAACCCCAAACGTATAAACTATAGGTTCTCAAAATACAACACATGACAAGTCCGAGGAGAGTGGTTCTCTCCTCGGGCATTATTTTTTGACAGTAGAAGCCCCCAGAGCTATTGCCCTGGGGACTGTGTTTTGTTAAGGATTAAAATTAGGATCATCCCACCATTCGCCGCCGCCTGGAGGATTGTTGCCTTCGCCGCAGTTGTAGTTGTAGTTTTTGTGCCTGTTCTGTCAGTAGTTTTTGCGCTGGTCTTGGCAGTAGTTTTTACGGTTGCTCTGTCGGTGGTCCTTCGCCGCTGTTGCCGCCCTTAGGAACATAGGCAAGAATCACTGTATCACTCCAGAGAGCTTCTACAACGACATTTGAACCCTGCTCCTTCTCGATCTCAACGATTGCGTCGTTGATGTTCTCGGTAGCTATCTCAGGCTTGTCCGCAATTCTGACAACCTTAACAGCCTTTTTCTTACCGTCGTTAGAACCATCACCGTCGTTGCCGTCCTTAGGAACATAGGCAAGAATCACTGTATCACTCCAGAGAGCTTCTACAACGACATTTGAACCCTGCTCCTTCTCGATCTCAACGATTGCGTCGTTGATGTTCTCGGTAGCTATCTCAGGCTTGTCCGCAATTCTGACAACCTTAACAGCCTT